CTCCCCGTCAACACGACGGAGCAGATCGCCCCGACGCCGATGACGGAACCGCCGTCGCGCCCGGATCTGAACGTCGGGACGCCCCCGCCCGGTCCGGTCCCCGTGGACACCCCGTGGCAGTTGTGGTTCACGGCCCCCGGGCAGACGCCGCACCTGTTGGACGAGGACGACGACGAGGCGTACCTCCGCCAGATGGCGGAGCAGCAGGCGATGTTCTCCCCCGTGGGGACGCCGCAAGCCGATCCCGCCAACTACGACGTCCGCAGGAAGTCGGCGCTCGCCCCCGTCCCGGTTCCGCCCGCCCCCGTGGGCGCGGGTGTGAGCGGGGAGCCCTCCAAGACGGCGCTGTTGGGGTTCATCGCCGTCGCGGCACAGGAGTTGGGGGACGCCGCCACCAACCACACCCTGTACGCCAAGGTCGAGGAAGCCCTGGAAGCCGCCATCGACGCGGGCCAGTACGAAGACTTTGACGACTCGCTCCTGATCGAAGCGATCGGGGAGTGGCTGCGTGGCGACGCGGTCGCGGCAGAGGACACGGTCAAGCTGTGGACGGACGCACCCGCCGCGCTGGATCTGGACACGTCCACGGAGATCGAGGCGCGCACGGTGCGCGGCCCGGACGGCGGAGGCACCGCGTGGCGACTCGTCGCCATCGTCGGGGCGACGTCCGCGCAGCAGAGCGGCGCGTGGCAGGACGGCACGGGGTACTCCGTGCTCACGCCCGACGCCTTCCTGGCCCACGTCGGCCCCGGCCCGGTCAACCCGCTCAATCCGCCCGCCGAAGTAGTCGGTCGCGTGCTGCGACTGGACGGTGGGTTCGTGCTCGCGGACTCGACGTTCGTGTCCCAGGTGCCCGGAGCCAAGAAGACGGGAGGCGCGTGGAGCCTCCCCACCCCCGAAGGGGCGGTCACTGGGTTCCCCGCCGACGATGACGACACCATCCTCCCCGGTGGGGTCAAGCCCTTCTTCTGGCTCTCCGGTCCCGAAGGGGCGATCGACGCGCTGATCGGGACGCAAGGCGCGGCGGTCGCCGGCAACCCGGTGGCGGTGGTCGAGCCCGGGACGTCGGACGCGACCCTCCGGGGGCAATTCAGCGCGGAGTCGGACCGCTGGACCGACTGGCTCAACAACGCCTTCGGTCCCGCAGGGTTCACCTTCACGGGCGTCATGTCGGAGTGGGAGCCCGAAGCGGTGTTCATCCCCGCAGGCGAACACGCGGGGATGGGAACGCTCGCCGTGAAGCTGGCGACGGTCGAAGGCGGCGTCGAGGCGACGGTGGACTCCGCCTTGACGGGGCTCAAGACCCGCTTGGTCTACACGGTGACGACGCCCACCATCGACGTCACCGTGCTCACGCGCGTGCTGGTGGACTACCAGAAGCGTTACCCCAACCGCTTCGGGATCGACTTCACCCCCGACGCGACCGTGGCGGATCCCTCCGATGCGGATCAACGGGTGTGGGCCTCCGCGATCCGCACCGAAGCGATCCGCCTGCTGGAGCAGACGAAGGCGCAGGGTCTTGTGGGCGACCCGATTACGTGGGAAGGATCGGCAGCGTGAGCAACGGGAACCAGCAGGGCGACACGTGGGTCCGCGAAGTCGTCAACCGGGCGGTCGCGGTCGTCGGAAGGCACCTCCCCCCGGGGCACGATGATCCGGCCATGTTCGCCGCTGCGGTGGGGACGGAGGTCCAGCCGGGGCCGCTGCGCCTCTCGATGTACGCCGACCCCAAGCTCAACCAGATCGTCGTCACGATGCGGCGGGCGGAGGCGCAGGAGCTTTACTCGTCTGCGCTCGCCAACGAGGAATTCGTCAAGACGCTGCTCCCGAACGTCCTGGGCGAACAGTGCCAGCGGTGGGTGTCCCCCGAAGAAATCAAGGTCTGCTACGACGCGCTGTTCCTGCGAACGGGTCCGGTTGCCGAAGACCTGATGGAGATGGACGCCGACAAGCTGCGCCGGTACGTGGCGTACGCCAAGCCGGTGTGGGGCGCAATCGCCACGGCGATCGAGGCGATCGGGCACAAGCCGATCAAGCCGGGAGCGAAGCCGTCGCGGGCGTCGAAGCCGTCGAAGCCGAAGGTCCGACCCGCAGAAGGCATCCGTACCAAGAACCCGGAGGAGGAAGCCCTGGTCATCGGCGCGCGCCTCCTGGGGTACGCCGCCGCCCGCCAGCGCGACGACGCGAGTGGGCGCGAGGAAGCGCGCGCGTACTGGTACGAATTGTCCGACGCGATCATGGGCTGGCACACGGTCCACGGCGACCCCCACGCGGGGCCGAACGCCTTGTCTCCGGGCGCGGCGACGGAGTTGGACACCTTCCTGCACGTCTTCGACACGAACGGCCACGTGATCCCCGAATTCCGCACGATGCCTGCGGCGTTGACGGAGTACCCGGGGCCGTGGGACGTCGCAGAGGATCTGGAAGCCTCCGCCCTCTGGATGTACCGGGCGGGCGAAGGGGTCCTGTACATCGATGCGTTCGTGGACGAGTGGGTGTCGGCCTCGTCCGACCCGGACGTGGATCGGGACACGCTGGGAACCAGCCTGCTGAACGCCCTGTTCCACGACCACGGCTGGCGCTTCGACGCCGATCTCCACGGCTCCCCCGTGCTCTCGCGCATGATGCCCACGCGGGACTACTACTCCCGGCTCCTGACGAACAAGAAGACGCGGCTGGACACGGTGCTGGCAGCGGGTGAGCCCCCGCCGATCCCCGCGCTCCCCGCGTTCCTCTACACGGCGGGGATGGTGCAGCACGACGAGTTTGCCGGGTACACGCGGGACGCCGATTGGGCGGAGGATCTGGCCCCGGCGCTCGACGTCCGCGACACGTACCTCCCGGTGGAAACGCTCAACGCCTGGATCAACCAGTACGTGCAGATCCCGCACCCCGGCGACTGGTCGAAGACCACCTTGGGGACCGACTACACCTTCGACACGGAGGACGTCCCCGAAGACGTCCCCACCGGGGAAGCCCTGTCCCCGCCGCACAACAAGCGCCTCGACTACTGGCTCCCCGACGCCGCCCCGGTTCTGACCGAAGAAGACCTGTACAGGACGGGCAAGGGCTACGTGGACGTGTGGACGTACAAGCGGATCAGGGACTTCGGGGAGATCAGGGACGCGGAGAACACGGGCAGGGACTACGCGCCCGTGCGCGTGCGCCTGCGGCGCGGCATGTTCGCTACGTCCCTGGCGTGGGAGCGCCCCTACACCGTCGAGCAGGGGGACACCCCGGAGAGCATCGCGGCCTCCTACCGGATGCCGCTGCGCGAGCTTCGGGAGTTGAACCCGGACGCGGCCTACCAGCCCGGGGATCGGGTGTACGTGTTCGCGTTGATCCCGTACGCAGCCCTCGCGTCGAAGTCCGCGTGGGAGAGCGGCTACCAGAACTCGATCAGCCACCGGACCCGCTACCTCCTGGGCTACCTCAACAGCGACGTTTCCTGTTTCAGCCCCAACGCACTGACGTCGGTCCCGGTCCTCTCGCGCATGAAGGGGCCGGGATGGCGCGCGGAGTTGTGGCCCGAAGGAGAAGCGACCCTCCAGGCTCTCCTGGGGAACGTGGCGGTCCAGGCGGGCCACACGTGGACGTTGGGCGACCTCGCGGATATCTGTAGGCCGAACAAGACGCAGCAGGATTGGGCCAACCTGAGCGCGATGTTCCCCTCGATCCCCCCCACGGATCTGCCACGGCGGATCGGTGCTGCCGTGTCCATGATCACGGCGAAGCGGAAGGACGCGCAGCGGGAAGCGTACGCCTCCGGGTTCAACACCTCCCTGCTCTCCTTCCTCGACTCCGACCAGGGCGTCGAGCACCGACGTCAGGTCGTCCATGCGTACAACGTGCGCTGGCGCAGCTACGTCCTGCCCGAGTACGACACGGACAACGTCGCGGAGGGGCTGGTCCGGGCGGGGCCGGTGACCAAGGACGACTATGAAGGCGTCGGCCCGGACGGCACGTCGAACAAGATGGCCCCGTACCCCTACCAGTCGGCGGGCGCGCGCCGTCTGGTCGAGGAAGGCGGCGGGCTCCTGGCGATGGGCGTCGGCGTCGGCAAGACCAACGTGGCGATCCTGGCGATGGCGTACGCCAAGCAGCGGGGCCTTGCCAAGCGCCCGGTGTTCGTCGTCCCCAACACGCTGATCCCGAAGTGGACGGCGGATCTGCTCAAGCAGTTTCCCGACTACCGGGTCGAGATCATCGGCAAGAAGTACCGACCCCCGACCAAGATCCCGAACAAGCGCGCGAAGCGACACCCGCTGCGGCTCCGCTCCGTGCGGTTGGCGCAGGAGTTGTTCCACGAAGCCTTCCGGCGCACCGAAGCGGCGGTCGCGGCGGGGAACAAGGGGGTCCGATCCCAGGTCAAGCCGGTCACCGTCGTGAGCAAGGGGAAGCCTGCCAGGAAGGCTGTCTCCCGCGTGGAATTCAAGGCGACGATCGCGGACCTCAAGGCTGACCCCACGCTCTACGCCATCGAGGTGCGCCGCGTGGCGACGGAAATGTCGCGCCGGGAAGGCGAATTCATCGCGCTGCACGGCGGCGTCTACACGGTCGGGACCAAGGACGACGGCACCCCGATCCGCAAGACGCAGGCCCCGCCTCCACTCAAGGCGGAGGATGAAACCCCCACGGAGGTCGCGGACAAGTGGGCGGAATTCCGCTCCGGGCGCTTCGACGCGGTGTTCGTCCCCGCGTCCCGCCTCGACGCGCTCCCCCTGGACGATGCGTCCGTGCGGGAGCACGTGCTCGCTACCCCCGCGATCCTCCAGTCCATCGAGGAGAGCCTGTTCAAGTCGATCAACATCGACACGGGCCGCAAGTCCGCGAGCGGCCGCGCCGTGACGACGTCGGTGGGCTACACCGAAGGCTACGAGTTGCGGGAACGCCTCATTCGGGCGTCGAAGGCGCTCCTGGGGCTGCTGGCGAAGGAAACCGTCACCACGCAGCCCCTTGGCTCTCCCACCACGTTCGCCGGGGTGAGAGAGAGCGGCTTCGCCGTGAAGTACGTCGCGTCGGGGCACCAGCCCCGGGGACTTGAAGCAACCGGCCGCCCCGACTTGAGATCGGCGCAGCGACGGAGCGGCAACACGAAGACCTGGGTCGTCCTGCGCTACCCCGATCCGTATGATCCCAACCAGTGGATCGAGTCGATCGCCAAGGCGAACGCGCGATCCGCGTTGGATTTGGATGCGCTCCACCGTGTCGCGCTCCACCCGCTGAACCCGAAGAACCCCCCCACGCGACCCGGTGGGCTGCGGAACGAGAACCCGCCCTACACGGCGCAGACCGAAGGGTTCGTGTCCGAGAAGCTGTACATCGGGGATTCCTCCATCCTCACAGCGAGCGGAATCTCCCCGGCAAATCCCAAGTACGTCTTCATCGACGCGCCGCACGGCCAGGAGATCGCGCGCGTCATCAAGATGGACAGCGACGGCAGCGGGCCGTACCTGATCATCCTCCGTGACCCCCGGGGGACGGAGTACATCCCGTGGGAGAAGGGCGCGGCGACCGGCCCTCCGGTCCAGGGAGTCGCCCCGCAGGCGATCCCCGTAGGCACCCGGATCCAGCCCGCAGCGGGCCTGGACATTGGCGACGTCCCCAAGGGCATGTCGCTGGCGGAGTACGTGGCGACCCTGGAAGACGAGATCAACGATCCCCGTGCCCCCTTCCGCGTGCAGGCGGTCATGGAGTGGATCGCGGATCGCTTGCAGCCGAAGCGCGAGGCCCATGACGTTGCCGTCGCGGCCCTGTACGAACGGCTCCTCGCCGCCCCGGAGAAGGCGTGGGTCGTGGACGTGAACGGGGAGACTGTCAACCCGAGGCACGTCCCCGGCTTCGCCAACAGTGGCCTGCCGGCTCCGACACAGGGCTTCGGGGTGACCCCCTACGCGCATCGGTTCGTGCTCCCCGACGACGTCTACGCGGGCGTGGTGTTCCTCCCCAGCCGGCGCAACCAGTACCCGGACGGCTACCCGGTGCCGCCGCCGTTCAAGCGCAGCGGCGAGGAAGCGCCGAAGGGCGCGCAGCGCAACGGGGCCTACTACGGCGTCGGGTACGCCGCGCGCGACCTCCAGACCGGAGCCGTGTCCCCCCTGACGAACGTCGAAGCCGCGCAGGACGTCGCTCAGTGGCTCAACGCCCACGGATCATGGGGGCCGTACACCGTCGAGGTGTCCGATCCGGTGCAGGACTATGAGAGCATCAGCGGCAAGCGCATGTCGCAGAAGGCGGCTGCGGCGCTGGGACGACGGCTCTCCGCCGTCCCGAAGCCCCCGGCGCTGACGTCCGCAGGCGAGTTGATCACGTGGGACGCGACCGGCGTGGATTTCCTCGTCGTGGACGAGGCGCACAAGGGCTTCAAGTCGCTGTACGAACCGCAGAAGCGCGGCTCGTTGGGCCAGGGCAAGGTCGAGTACCTGTACACCACGGGCAACTCCAAGAGCGCGTGGCAGTTGGAATTCCGGGCGGCGGCGGTGCGGCGGAACAACGGGCGGGTGGTCCTGCTCACCGCGACCCCGGCGACGACGTCCCCGATCGAATTCTACAACCTGTTCCAGTACATCGGAGAGCCCGGGAAGCGGGACTCGTCGGTGTTCACTCCGGTCGGGATCAACTCCCCGGAGGAATTCATCAGCCGGTACGTGGAGATCGAGCCGAAGATCGTGGCGAAGCCCTCGTCGGAGCCGCAGGAGCGGCTGGCGGTCGTCCCTCCGTTCCGCAACCAAGACGAATTCCTGGCCCTGTTCCGGCGCTACGCCAACCGCAAGACGGTGGACGACGCCGAAGCCCTGCGCGGGAGGATGATCGGGAACGGCTCCCGATCCGTGTTTACCACGATGACCGGGCAGGACGGCACGGTGCGCGGGCACTTCATCCCCGTGGACGGCTCCACGGAGCACGTGCGCGCGCAGGATCGGCTGCGGATCTTCGACGGGGACGCCGTGGGTGACTACGCCGTCGAGGGTCGCCTGGACGACGGCAGCTTGGTCACGCAGCACGCGCCCACCCTGGACGCGACCGATCCCGAACGGAACAAGTGGGCCGTGTTCACGGGCGGCAAGGTGCCGATCGCACCCCCGACGCGCCGCGTCGAGATCGGCATGTCCCCGGAGCAGTACCGTCGCTACGTGGCGTACCAGACGGCGCTGACGGCGAAGGCGACGGGCGCGGCGGAGAACATCGGCAACCTCATGGGCGTCATGCAGAAGATGGGCCGCACGGCGGCGCACGTGGGCCTGGAGTTTGCCGCCTCGTCGTCCGAAGCGAGCTACACCGCTGCCGACGACGGCAAGAAGAAGAAGTCGTCCATCGACACGTACGTGGACGCGCTCCAGACCGCGCTCCCCATCGGCAACGGGGGCGTGCTCGCCGCGATCACCCCGACCACCGTGCAGGGCGAACAGACCCTCCAGCCCTTCAACGTGGCGTGGCCGAAGCACGGCGACGGACGCCGGGACATGCTCCGCATCCGGCACATTCCGACGAAGGACATAAGCGGGGAGCCCAAGGATCTGCCCCTGGTGCCGGCTCCGGTCGCCCCGGACGGCAAGCGTTACCCCCGGGGCACCCCCTCCCCTGTGATCCTCACCGATCCGTACTTCACGGCGCATCCCCGGGAGCTTCTGGAGATCGTGCTGGCGTTCCGCCCCGGCAAGGGCGAGGCCGCGATCTACGTCGCCACGTGGCGCGGCTACGTGGTCGCGTCGGCGGTGCGGGATCTGCACAAAGAGTTGTGGGACGCATGGAACGACGAGGTCGAGTCCACGGGGGCACAGCCCGTGGGGTGGACGCGCCCCGAAGCCATCCTGAACGCCTCGCTCGCGCACACCGCGCTGGTGCAGTCGCGCCAGTGGGTCCAGCGGAGCAGGAGCAGCGAGGCTCCCGGCACGCTGTCGGCTACCTTCGGTGCGGGGGGCCTCCATGAGATCGTGCCCCTGCTCCGCGAGGACGAGTTGCGGGAAGCCGCGAACGACGACGCGGCGGGTGACTCCGAAGATGCGTACCCGGCTGTGGCGGCGTACCTCGACGGACACCCCGGTCCTCTGACCCGGGTGGCGCTCGCCTCCCTGCTCGCCTTCGGTGCGGACGAGGCGGGCGGCGCGTTGAGCACAGCGGCCCTGAGCCGGATCGGGGTGGACGCCGCCGCGCTCACCAGCGCGGAGGCTTTGGCGGCGACACTCCAGATGGAGTCGGTAGCGAGCGGCGGAATGGGGGTCGGGTAGCCTCCGGGCCAGCCTCCCGAAGAAAAGACTTGTGAGGTAGCTATTTTGTAGCTATCTTCACGTGGAAGGAGGCCGACATGGCGAAGCTGCTCTACGGAGGAACCTACGGGGTTCCCGATCCCTCCGGGGAAACCACGGTGGTCTACGGGGTGTTGCTCGCGGCCCTCGACACCGAAGTCCAAGACCTCGCCCTCGCGTCCAACACGGACGAGGGGTGGATCCTCAACGGCGACACCGGGGACGTCCTGTCGTTCCCCGACACCGGCTTGTGGATCGTGGAGGCGACGTTGACGCTGGACCCCTCCGGGGAGATCACGGCGCACAACCCCACCATCCGACGCCCCGACCCGTACGAGGTCGAGGGGCTGGAGCGCACCTGATGGCACGCAAGTACTACAAGGATGAAGAAGCCCACGGGCTGATGCAGATGGCGCGGGGACTCGCGCTGACCGCGATGCCCTGGACGGCGGATATCCTCTACAAGCTGACGTTCGTGGAAGACGTCAGCGGCAAGGTCAAGACGATGGCGGTGAACACGAAGGGGCACCTGTTCTACCGCCCCTCGTTCGCCAAGTGGCCCGACCCCGATCCCGCCACCGACCCCGGAGGGGAAACGGAGGAAGGACGGGACAAGCGGCGACTGCTCGCGCTCGCCGCCGACTTGCTCCATGAGCACGGCCACATCAAGTACAACCACGCCGCGCGCCAGGAAGCGAACGGCTACGACCAAGTCCTGTGGAACCGCGCCGGGGATCGGGAGATCAACGACGACCTGACGCGCCTCTACGCGCTGCTCGACGGGGTGTGGGAGGAATTCAAGATCCAGCGGTGGGCGCTCCAGCCCGGACAGATCGGCGCTCCCGAAGGGTACAGCGCGGACCTGTACTACGCGGTCGAGAAGAAGAAGGGCAAGAAGCCCCCGCCGCCCAAGAAGGTGTGGGCGGTCGGTGACCGGGCCAAGCCGAAGCGCGGCAAGTACAAGGGCCGGGAGGTCGTCGTGATCTCCGCGACCCCGCCCGACGCCAACGGCAAGCAGAACGTCGAGTACGCGCCGGTCGATCCGGCACACCGGAGCACGCCATGAGCAACATGATCCACGGCCCCGTCCCGGTGAACCAGGGCGACCGGGTCGAGTACATCGGCAACGGCTTCTACCCCGGCGACGACCAGTGGTACGGCAGCGAAGGCGTCGTCACGCGCGTCCTACCGGCGTTCCTCTCGATCCGCTGGACGGACGGCCCCCTCAAGGGCCAGTCGTTCAAGACGCTGCTCCGCACGGGCAGCGACGGCTCGTCCCCCATCAACACGGTGTCCCGCGCGCCCCAGGCGGGCGGTGTGCCCCCGTGGGCGACCCCGCAGGGCTCCGGTGGCGGCGGTCCCGCTGCCCCGATCCCGCCCCTGGCAGGCCAGCCCATCGTGGGCAGCGGCGACGACCTGGGGGATCTGGACGATGACGACGGCGGCGGGGGCGGCGGAGGCGGCGGCGGTGAAGGCGGCGAGGGTGAGGACGGCGGAGGGGGCGGCGACGGCCCCAACGTCTACAGCCCCGGCGACCCCGTGACGATCGTGGACGGTCCCTTCGCGGGGCAGGACGGGATCGTGGAAACGGCGTCGGAGCCCGACGCCAACGGCAACCAGCAAGTCACGGTGATCCCCGCTGGCGCGGCTCTGGGACTTGCGCGGCGAGGTCAGTCCGGGCGGCGCGGGCGTCGAGCCGAGGGGCCGCCGTTCGATCGCTTCGCACGCGAGGTCGAGGCGATCCGCAAGCGCATCCTGGCGGCACGCGACTTCAACGACTTGGACCTCGCCGCCGAGTCGGTCCCGCTCTACGTCCAGGGGGGCGTTCGCATCGGAGTCCTCCCCAAGTCGTTCACCACCAAGTACAACAAGCTGCTCAAGGGCGGCGGCATCGCGGGGCTGTCAGGGCTGGACGCGAGCAAGGCGCACTGGAACAGCATCGTGGACGCGATCCTGGCGTCCTCGCGGCGTAAGGCCCCCTTCGCGCGCATGGAGAACCGAAACCCGGCGCTGCGTGCGTCGGTCGAGGCGTATCCGGTCTACGTCTCCCCTGGAGCATCGCGGGCGTTGCGGGAGGCCGTCGCCGCGAATCGGCATGAGGTTCATACCTGCATCATCGAACAGGGCCGCGTCGCAGACAGTTGTGACGCGAACGCGGCGGCTTGGACCCGCGTGCTCCGCAGAGACGGATGGGACGCTGTTCATGTCCTCGACGGGTTTGCCGTCCTGGCCGCACCGATCTGGAGCGAGGATGCCGAGGAGGAGGTCGATCACATCGGCCACGACTGGACGGAGGTCCGTGACCGCGACGGGCGCACCGTGATCGTAGACGGTGCCATCGCACAGTTCGACGGACAGATCCCGTCGTACATTGGGGGAGATCCGACGCGGCGCTCTCGGTCCCACCGACTCCCACGTCCGCGATGAGCTACTTTCCCTGGATTGCTGCTGGCGCTGCTGCAGGTCTTGCCGTGCGAGGTCGCTTGGAAAAAACGCTGTACGTAGCCCCTGTGGAAAGAAAAGGGTTGTAGCTATCTGGTAGCGACCCTACATTGGTGGTGGGCCGACACCCGGCCCCGGCGAAGGGCTCGCCAGGAGGAAACGACATGAGCGCAGGACAGCAGACTCTCGACCCCAACGGAACGCCCCTGAGCAGCGTCGTCCTTCGCCCCCGTGGCGACGACGGCGACGGCGGCGACGGTGGCGGCAACGGCGACGAGAACGGCGACCCCGGCGAGGGCGGCGGCAGCGGCGGCAGCGGCGGCGACGGCGTCGGTCACGGCGAGTGCGGCTCCGGTGCAGGCGGCGACCCCGCAGCGACCAACGCGGCGGAGGCGGCGGCGGTGAAGGAATTCGGGGACCTCCCGATCGAGCGCACCGACGAGGAGTGGGCGAACGCCCGCCGCGCCGAAGCGAAGCAGATCGAGCAGTACATCGATGACCCGGCCCCCTCCGCAGGCGGCTCCGGTCGCGGGACCGCCGCGGGCAACTCCAAGCGGTGGGCCGACGACGTCACGTCCCCCAAGCAGGTCCGGTGGGAGAAGTACCTCAAGAACGCCGTCAACACGTCGCTGACGACGGCGCGCAAGGAGGACTACACCTACAAGAAGCCCGGTCGCCGCTCGACGTCCTACCGGGGCGCTCCGGTGTTCCCGTCGATGCGCGGCTCCGAAGTCAACGTCTGCGTCGTCGTGGACACCTCCGGTTCGATGGGCTCCGGTGCCCTGGGCCTCGCGGCGACCGAAACCGCGAAGCTGCTCAAGGTCCGGGGTGTCAGCAAGGTGTTCCTGATCCCCGTGGACACCCAGGCGCATCAGGCGGCGACCCGCGTCTTCAACAAGGCGAAGATCACCACGATGCTCAAGGGCGGCGGCGGCACCGACATGGGCGTCGGGCTGGAAGCGGCGGCGAAGATCAAGCCCGCGCCGAAGATGACCGTGGTCTTCACGGACGGCGGGACGCGGTGGCCGAAGACGACGCCCCTGCGGAACGTGGTCATCGTCCTCGTCCCCGAGTGGGACGGCAGCAAGGTCGCGGAGTCCACCGTCCGCAGCACCAAGGCCGCGACCTGCGGCTACGCCAAGGTCGCCGTCATGCGCCCGGAGCAGGGCGCTCGCCGCCAGCCCCGCGCGTAGCTCCCCCAGGAAACGGCCCCCCGGCGTCCGCGCCGGGGGGTTCGTCGTTCTGGCCTCCTGGGACGTCCTGGGGGCTTCCTGGGGCGTTTGGGAGCCGGTGTCGAACGACGCGAACGGGCTAGACACACGCGCGCGTGAGGCCGATGATGCGGGGGTGTCGATTCCCCAACTGATCCAAGGCGTGCTGGACAACCACGCGCACCTGTTTGAAGACGATGACGACGCCGACGAGTTGTCGGTCGCCCTCGTCAATGCCATGAGGGCCGCGATGTTCGGCCCCGTGCAACCGGGCAAGGCCGCGTGCTGCGCGACCCCCGGGGCGGGATCGGAGGACGAAGCGGAGGAAGCGCAGGAGGCCGACGACCGGGAGTTGTTGGACCTGTACGAAGCCTGCTCCACGTGGACGGACGGCACCGCGTGCGAGGTCCGCGTGCTCCAAGAGGAACCCGCGCTGCGGCTTGGCCCCGGGGCGTTCCTGGCGATGGACACGCTGGAGGACGGCGAGGTGTTCCCGGTCCTGGGGTACGACCTCCCCGACGCGGGGCGCGTCTACTACCACCGCTTCCCGACCGGCGCGGAGGTGTGGGTCACCAAGTCGGGAGCCGTGGTGATCACGCACCCCGACCTGATCCTGACTCCGGGCGGGTTGGACGAGGGCGACAGCCGCGCGCCGGATCACGATGACGAGCCCGACGACGACTACGACTACGATCCCGGCATGGAGGCGGAGTACGAAGTCGCACAGTCGGCCTACGGAGAGCGCACCTGATGCCCGACCTGATCAACCCGACTGCCATCGCTGACCTCGTCGCCAACCCCTACGTCCCCGGTGACGGGGTGCCCAAGCCGGCGCTGCCGGATCGGGTGTTCGTGACGGTCGCCTTCGGCCCCCCGACCACGCTGTCGGCGGCGAGCGTGTGGCACGCGGTCCACTGGAACAAGGTCGCGGAAATGATGCGCCCCTACGGCTGGCAGGAGGTCGAGCGCGTCTACGTGGGCGGCGGCAAGGGCTCCTACGTCACGTTCAGCGGGGCCGGCACGATGGAGCCGAAGCTGCCCCAGGCCGTGCAGGACTGGTTGGAGAGCACGCAGCCGAAGACGTGGAAGATCGCCGTGAAGATCGCCCGGGCGGCGGCGGGCTTCCTCAACGCCATCGCCATGATCTTCGGCGTGTCGGAGTTGGGGCACATCGGGCGCACCATCGGGGACGTCACCGACGCCGTGGACGACGCGCTGGACGACCTGACCGACGACGACGGTGACTGATGCGCGTCCGCACCCCGGCGAGGAAGATCGAAGACCGGGCGAACGCCGCCGCCATTGCGCTGGGCAAAGCCGGTTCTGCGGAAGTGGGCTCGGCCCTATTCGCCGCCGTCGAGGAGGCTCTCGGGCCGATCGAAGCCGCACGGCAGGACTTCGGTGAACAGGGGTACGTCTTCCGGGGCGTGCGCTTCACCGGCAACTACGACCTGGGCGAGTGGGGTATCCGACGTGGCTGACCGAGCGTCGCCATTGCCCGCGCGCAATTTTCCCCAAACCCGCTACCAGGGGAGCAAGCAGAAACTTGTTCGGTGGATCTGCGAGACTCTGTCGAGCCTTGAGTTCGATACGGCACTCGACGCATTTGGGGGCACGGGCGTGGTCGCCTACGCGCTCAAGGAGGCGGGCAAGGGGGTCACCTACAACGACTATCTTCGGTGCAACCAACAGATAGGGCTTGCACTGATCGAGAACGACTCGACGACGGTTGCAAGCGACGTGATCGAGAGGGTCATTGATGCAGGTGCCAACGCAAAGGGCGGCGGATTCATCGAATCGACGTTCGGTGATATCTACTACACGAGCAAAGAGAACCGCTGGCTCGACGGAGCAGTCGTTGAGATAGCCCAAATTGAGGACCCCAGCGTGCGAGCGGTGGTTTGGTCAGTTCTGTTTCAAGCGTGCATCATCAAGCGGCCATACAACCTCTTTCACCGTGCGAACCTCTACATGCGGACCAATCAGGTGAAGAGGTCCTTCGGCAACAAGGTGACCTGGGATAGGTCGTTCGGCCACTATCTGAGAGTCTTCTCTGACGAGTTCAACCGTGCAATCTTCCAAGGTGAGGTCCCATGCCAGAGCCTATGTGAGGACGTCTGGCAGTTGCCGACTGACTTCGACTTGGTCTATCTCGACGCGCCGTACACAAACGCGCGCGGCACATCGGTTGACTACCACGAATTCTATCACTTCCTCGATGGGCTTCTGCTCTATGAGTCCTGGGATGGCTTGCTCGATTCGGGCAGAAAGCACAAGCCTCTAGCCAAACGCCCGAACCTCTGGAACAAGCCGAAGAGGTTGGTTGAGTGCTTTGAGAAGACCCTCGATCACTTTGATGAGGCGCGGACCGTGGCACTTTCCTACCGAGCGGACGGCTCGCCGCCAATTTCCGAGTTGGTTTCCCTCATGGAGATCCGAGGGCGGCGTGTCCAACTCAACGAGGTTGAAGGCTACCAATACGCCCTCAGTGGTCGGATTGCTGGTGAGGTCCTCATCTTGGGTATACGTCCTTGATCGGCCTCCGCCCAGTGGTCTGTGTCGATAGGACCAATGGTCTAGGACGGGCGTCTTGACCAATCCCGTGAAGCCGCCACGCCGCCCGATCCACCTTGTCGTGCGCTACGGAGAGCAGGTTGAAAGTGGTAAGAACTATGGATCGCACTCTGCTAACCAAAGCGAAAAGGAACAAGAACGATGAGTTCTATACGCAACGAGTTGATATTGATCGCGAATTGCAGCACTACGGCAATCATTTCCGTGGTAAGACGGTGTACTGCAACACAGATCAAGCGTTGGAAAGCAACTTCGTCCGCTACTTCTATGACCACTTTGAGTCATTGGGGCTGAAGAGGCTCATTGCCACTGGATACGCGATGCGGGCCGGCGGACGCGGGAGCTACCTTTCGTACACCGGACTAGAAGAAGAGCGTCGTACTTTCGAAGCGGGCGATCTGACTTCCCTAAGGGGCGATGGAGATTTCCGGAGCGCGGAATGCATCGAACTGCTCAACGAGGCAGATATAGTTGTCACAAATCCTCCCTATTCGCTGTTGCGAAAGTTCGTGTCAGTTATGACTAGATATCGTAAAGATATCCTCATCATCGCGACGGTTAACGCTATCACCTACAAGGACGTTTTCAAGCTACTCCAGGACGGCAAGATCTGGCTTGGAGTAGGGTTGGGTCGGGCGATTTCCGGGTTCATTGTTCCAGATCACTATGAATTGTATGGCACTGAGGCGCGGATCAACGATAAAGGAGAACGCATAGTTGCTACAAACAATAGCCTGTGGCTGACCACCCTTGACATCGAGAAGAGACACATCAATGTTCCACTGACCAGGACCTATGAGGGAAACGAGAGTGAGTACCCGCATTACGACAATCTCGACGGGATCAATGTGGATAAGACCAAGGATATTCCGTCGGATTGGTTTGGCCTGATGGGCGTCCCGATCACTTTCCTGCACAAGCACAATCCAGAGCAATTCGACATCGTCAGGTTCCGCAAGGGTGACGATGGAAAAGACCTGCGTATTAACGGCAGGTCACCCTATTTTCGCATCGTCATTCGGCGCAAGACTGTTACGCCGCATGAACTGCAATCAAGAGTGCCGTCCAGTCGCCAAACCACGCTGTTCTAGAGAGCCGATCAAGAGTAGGGATCGACAGCCGGATCCACCTGTGATCCTGTCCAACGGGCCGCGATCCTGCGCTCGCGGGGTGAAGCCGCCGTGTCGTTCGGGTAGGAGGCGCAGACCGCTAGGCCGCTTCGGGGTAGCCCATCTGGAGGTGCCGGTGGTTCCACTGGATCGCGGTCGTCACCCCGATGTTCAGCGTGCTGACCATGATCCGCACGTCGGTGTCGGTGCTCAACCCGATGTTGTACGGCGTGGTGTTGACTGCCGCCCACGCCAGCGTCGAGGGGTCGGCGGTGTGCGCCGCGTCCGCAAACTCAAAGTCGATCCCGGTGTTCCCCTGGTAGGCGACGACGCGCCACCATGCGCCCTGCGACGACGAGGTGAGCCCGGATGACCACGCGGCGGGGGCCGCGCTTTCGTAGTCCACGCGCGCGACCAGGGCGCTGTCCGGGGCTCCGTAGTTGCCGATGTTGAGTCGGACCCAATTCCCTGCGGCGGCAGCAGCGTCCCGTTGGACGATGATGCTGCCCGTCTGGAAGTTGGCGGGGTCCGTCGCGCCGAGCGCGGTGTCGGTCTGGATGTGGCCTGCGGCGAGCACGCGCCCGGTCGGCACGACCAGGGAGCCGAGTTGGGGTCGCGGGGCCGTCCAGTAGTACCAGTAAGCGGTGTTGACGTCGGTGCTCTTGTAGTTGAGCGCGACCCCGCCGTTGTTGGTGATCGACAGCGCGGAGCCGCTGATGACCGCGCCGTTCACCTGGGCCGACGAGCCCCACACGCCGACGCCTGGGGAAGCAATCAGATCCGCCACGTCCGCGAGCGCGTGGTTCTGCCACACCGTCGCGCCGTCCACGGTCCAGCGCGGGCCGATGGGGGAGTTGCCGCTTGCCGAAGGGAGGTAGGTCATGCTGGAGCCTTCGCGCGGTAGATACGGTAGCCCTCCCAGGTGACCTTGCACTTGCCCGCGTTGAACGTCCCGATGTGGAACGGGGCCATGTTGAAGGATTGCGAGGGGAGGTACGTCACCTAGACGATCCACCACTGACCACCGCTGCTGCGGCAGGAGATCGCGTCCTCTGCTGACAGGGTGAACGTCGCGGCGCTGTCGATGTTGCCGCCGCCCGTGACCTGTACGGTGACGTCGTTGACCCCGGTGTCGGTGTTCTTGACGTTGATCTCGCGGTTGACGTTGTCGCCACCCGCTGCGGGGAGGTTCACCGTGATGGGACCGCCGCTGGTGTCGCAGTAGACCTGATCGATCCCGTCGTCGTCGTTCGCGCTGAACGGGCTGTCCGCGTCCGTGATGCTGACCGTGCGGCTGACGCGCCGGCCCGCGATCTGGAAGACTCCCCCGCCGCCCGCCGCGATGGTCTGGACCCCCGAAATGTCGGACGCGGTGCAGTAGATTTGCCCCGTGGCGTCGATCTCGACCGCCGTGGTGCAGGCGATCACGTTGGCGTTGACGTACGCCGTGCCCCCGTTGATATCGAAGCCGATCGTCGCCCGAAGATCCTGCGTGGTCAGGAACAGACTGCCCGCGACCTGAGCGGCTTCGATGTTGCCGGCCCCGTCGTTGACCTGTGTGATCTGCGCCTGCATGGTCGTCCCCGAGGGGACGTCGAGGCCGATGGCGTCCGCGCCCGTGGCGACCAGCGCGTTGCCCCGGACCTGTACGCGGGCCAGGGCTCCCGATTGGATGCCGACGTGGTTGGCGGCGACGTTGAAGCTGTTGAAGTCGAGCCACGCGCCGTTGTTCAACGTCATCCCGGGGGAGGCGCTGGTGGTGAACACCGCCGCTGTCATGTTGACGTACACCTGGGCCGGGATCGTGAGTGACCCTTCGGTGAAGGTGCCGTAGCAGAACACCGCGTCCCCTGCGGCGGCGACGGCGAGTCCCGCCGCGATGGTCTTGTAGCCAGCGGGATCGGGATCCGCGTCGTCCCCGTTGACGCTGTCCACGATGATGACGTTGGACGGGCGGGGCCACACGTCCCCAGGTACGAACGGCGTGCCGTTGGGGGGCGTGGGCTGGATCTGTGTGACCGTCATGGTCAGGATCCTACGCGCACGCGCGAGAGCGGTCCACGCCGATCCCCTTGTCGGTTGACAGGACGCAAGTAGCTACGGCAGGCTGCGCCCATGCCGAAGCTGCCGCTCGTCGTCGCCTCCATGATCGTCAAGGACGAGGCGAAGAACCTCCCCGACCTGTTCGCTTCCTGCGCCGGCCTTGTGGACGCCTGGGTGATCGTGGACACCGGATCGACGGACGACACGGTCGAGGTCGCGCACAACCTGGGCGGCGAGCACCGCGTCCCGATCCACATGACCGTGGACCCGTGGGACGACGACTTCGCCCGCAGTCGGAACGTCGGCCTCGACTTGATCGACCATCTGTGCGCGCCCGCTGGCGTGTTCAACCCCACCGACGTCCCCCTGGACCCCTGGATCGTGATCCTCGACGGCGACGACCGCGTCGTAGACGGCGAAGCCCTCTACGGGTTGCTGTCGGAGGACAGGCCCCCGGTGGACGCCATCATGCTGCCGGTGGTGTCCACGTCGAGCGAGGGGAGGGAGAGCACCGTGCAGCCCCGGGTGTTCCGGCGATCTGCGGGCATCCGGTACAAGTACCCGGTCCACCTGACCCCCGACTTCACCCCGGAGCACCGGGTCGGCTCCTTCACGGACACCTCCATCCGGCACACGGGCTACGCCGAAGACGGGCACACGCGCAACGCGGAGCGCACGATCCGCCTCGCCCGCGCCAAGCTCCCCGAAGGGCACCCTCACCGGACGTACGTCGAGGCCCGCGCCCTGGCGACGTTGGGCCGATGGGACGAGGCCCTGGCCGTCGCGCACGCGGGGATCCATGCTCACCGCGAAGCGCGCAAGGCGGGCGACCCCGAAGGGGTGCTGACCAACGTCAACCCCTGGATCATCCTCGCGCGCGCGTTGCTCCTCCAGGGAGAAGACGTCGCGGCCCTGCGCGTCCTCGCGCAAGGGCTCTCCCAGGGCGAGAGCTACGCACTGAGCCCGGACGCCTGGGTGGTCGCCCTCCAGATCGCGGCCCTGGGGCTGTACGGGCGGGCATCGGCGTTGGCCTTGGGCTCGCCCGGGGTGTCGGCTGTGCTCGATCGGGTGCCCGGGATCCTGACGGCGCTGACGGACAGCGGCGTCCTCGACTCCGGGCTGGATCTGACGGCGCTGCGCGTGCAGGCCGCGCGCATCCGGGGCATGGGGTCACGCGCCTGGGAGGGGGGTTGGCCGTCCCGGGGCGCTCCCCGCCACACGGCACCGCCCAAGACCGTGCTCGTCGTCGCCTCGCGGGACGTCGCGGGGCAGGCCAGCGGCCTCGTCGCCGCCCTTCGGGAGCACACCGGGCTGGAAGTCTCGTTCGTGCTCTACCGTCGCCACCCCCACGGCTACCCGGTCCCGAACGGGACGGTGGTGGTCGAGGACAACGTGGGGAACACGATCCTGGCGGTCCAACGGCTCGCAGAGCAGGCCGACGTCATTCACTTCCTGCTGCCCCCCGAAGACCTCCCGGGGGTCCAGTGGCCCGACTACGCGCACGCCGGCAACTCCCTGGTGCAGTACATGGGGTCGGTCTTGCGGGAGCGGCGCACCTCCTTGATCCGGTGGCATGAGCACACCGGGATCTTGGGCCTGTCGGCGTGGGACCCGACCATGCTGTGCAGCGACATGCCGTACCACGTCCCCCTGGTCCTGGCGTCCTTGGGGAACGACGCCACCTCCCAAGGTGGAGAGCGGTGCGCGTCCTGGGGGGGCGTGGATCGGGGCTCCGCGCCCTTCCGGGTCGCCCACGCGACGACCAACCGGGCGTTCAAGGGCACGCAGACCTTCCTCGACGCCGTGGACGCCCTCCGGGGCGAGGGGATGGATATCGAAGGCGTCGTCATCGAGGGTGTGGACAACGCCGAATGCCTCGCGCAGAAGGCGACGTGCCACGCCTACTTCGACCAATTCAGCGTCGGGATCTACGGCATGAGCGCGGTGGAGTCGATGGCGATGGGCCAGCCGGTCCTGACCGGGACGTCGGCGTGGGCGCGGTCGGTCTACCCGGACATGCCGGTGATCGACGTGACCCCGGACACCCTGGTGGACGCTCTCCGCCGCCTACGCAACGGGGATCGGGTGTGGGGGAACGCCTCGCTCCGAAGTCGTCGGTGGGCCTACGCAACCCACCACCCCGACGTCGTCGCCCGTCGCCTGGAGGCGCTGTACCACTACGTGAAGACGGAGCGACGATGACCCGCCCGAAGGCGACCCTGGTCACCACCCTGTGGGGCCGGCGCGGGCTGTCCCGTGCGTGCCTGGAGCACCACGCGCGCATCGCCGCTGATCCTGAGTGCCCCCTCGACCTCAGTCTCGTCGCGGCGGGATCGGAGGACGACCCGAACGGCGACCCCCGGGCCGACGTCGAAGCAGCGGGCTGGCACTACGTCGAACACGCGAACCAACCCCTGGGGACGAAGTACAACGCGACCCTGGACGTAGCGCGCACGCTGGACCCTGCGGGCGTCATCGTCATCGGGTCGGACGACTTCTTGAGCCCCGACCTGTTCCGGGTCTACGCCGCCCGGGCGTCGTCCCCGCTGGTCGGGTTCCGCGACATTTGGTTCGCGGACCTCAAGACGGGCAAGTGCGTCTGGTGGTCCGGGTACGGCAAGGCGACGACACGGCTGATCGGGGCGGGTCGGTGGTACGGGCGCGAGGTGTTGGAGGCGTGCAAGTGGCGGCTCTGGCCCGCGCTTCCTTCCGGTTTGGACACGATGGCGGAGTATCGCATCGCGTCGTTGTGCCCGCGCCTCGCGGTGGTGGATCGGTGGTCCCCGTTGAAGTGGACCCGGCTCCAAGCCCGGGACCACGGGATCATGGTGGACGTCAAGAGCGCCGTGAACATGACGAAGTGGGACGCGCTGATGAAGGTCGCGGACCGGATCGAAGCCGCGCCCTTCAGTCCCCTGGTGGACCGCCTGGGGTCGCAGACGGGGCAGGCGCTTCGCGCCCTGGAAGGACGCCACGCTTGGTCGGTGCGGTAGCCGTAGTGGTGCGCGATGGGGTAGGTCCACCCGTCCCTGGAGAAGAAGCCCTGGTAGGCTGCCTCCCATGCAGGACGACTACACGATCTCGCGCGGCATCCTCTCCAGCCCGGAGTCGGGCCCGATCGCGGTGCGCCGCATCGGCAAGGGCGCGTTCGCGACCGCCTACGCAGACGACGACGACAACGTCTACGTGACGGTGCCCGAGGATATCTACGACAAGGAGATCCTGGCGGATATCCACCGGGACGACCCGGAGAACCCCCACCTCCCCGCCGTCGAGCACCTGGGCTACACGCGCACGGGCAAGGTCTTCGCCATGCCCCTGTACAGGATGCCGCTCCGCAAGGCCGACACGCACGACTGGCAGGCGTACCAGATCCTCCGGCGCTGCTGGCAGGAGGCGCAGACCGCCGTGTACAACCGGGCGCGGGCGAAGGGTTGGAACACGATCCACATGGGCCACAACGTCCTGGCCGAGACGGTCGAGTGCGCGGAGCAGGCCGGCATGTCCGGGCCCCTGCTGGAGGCGATGGAGGCGCTGCGGGACGGTGCTAGCAACTACGGGGCGTCCTACACGTTTGAGATCAGCCCCCGGAACGTCGGGTCCGACGAGGACGGCAACCTCGTGCTCGTGGACGTGCTGTTCGACATGGAGAAGCTGGAGAGGATGCGCGCGGCGAAGCGCCGCGCTGCCCCGCAGCGGCGCTGGAACCCCGACCCGGGCGCGTGCCTCTGCCCCTGCCACGAGGACTGCGACTGCGACTGCGACGGCTACGACGACGGTCGCAGGCGAGGAGCAGGGATGGAAGGTGGACTGATGCAGCCCGATAGCTTCATGCTGGTATTCAACACCCACAAAGGGCTCAGCTATGGGCTGAGCTACACAGGCGCTACCCTCACAGAGAAGCTGATAGAGGAGCACGGCATCCCGCAAGAGCGGCTTCCGGACGTCGCCCAGTTCGTCTTGGACAGCGAACTGGGGGATTGGATGGGCTGGAGGGACATCCTCATCATTAGAGTTAACGATGAGGAAAGCGCCAAGATGTACGACGCTGAACAGTAACTATTGGATAGTTTCTGGGATAAGGGACTTACTAACCCCCAGTCTAAAGGAGACTACTTTCATGCGTTCCCTTATCACCCACGACGGCGTGCACGAACGGCGAGTACTCCCTGTGCATCGACCGCACGTGCTGGGAGGACACCAAGCCCGAAGATGGCAAGAGCATCACCCTTCACCACGGGACCGCGTTGGCGGGAGGTGGCACCCGAATCGTGGCACCAGCACCGCCGTGACCGTGTGATCCTCCGAGTGCCGACGCTGCAAGTCACGTGCGTGTACGACGGCTCCTACTACGACAGCCAGTCCGAGCGCGCGCACTTCGCGGACTTCGGTTTCTGGCCCCGCTTTGCGGAGGGCGTGTACGAGGAACGCCTCCGCGACTGCTACACCTCGCACGGGGTTGGCCCGGACCACATCGAGTGGTTGGACGGGGCGGCGTGGAAGGCGCTGCGATGGTGGGAGTAGCCCCCCAACAACTCGTCCGCGCCGATTCCCGTCCGGCGAGGAAGTACAGGTAGTGGACCCCCAGCTTCTCCGTGAGGACCACCATCACCTCTACGGACGCCCGTGGGTCTTGGGGCGCTACCACTTCGACTTCTTGGTCGGACACGGAGGGCTCCGCGCAGAGGACCACGTGCTCGACTTCGGCTGCGGCTCCGGTCGCACGGGGATCCACTTGATCCCGTACCTCGACCCGGGCAACTACGTGGGCGTGGACCCGGACGCCTCCCGCATTCGGGCGTTCAAGCAGTACGAGGTGCTGCTGCACGGGCTCGCCCCCCGGAACCCGACCATCCTCGCCACGGGCACGATCCCCAATCGGGAGTACGACGTCGTCCTCGACCTGTTCGTGATCCGGCACCTACGGGACTCTGTGAGGGCGGGGGCGGAGAAGCGAGTCAAGGATGCGCTCCGTTCGGGCGGGCGTCTGTTCCGCTTGGGGATCGAGCCCGTGACCCACGTGCAGAAAGCCCCGGCGTTCACCGGAACGAAGTGGGCTCCCACGCTGCGCTGGCACGTGTGGACGAAGCCGTGATCCACCCGACCGCGTTGATCGGCTTGAATCCCTGCGTGTACACGCGGGGGTCGGAGTAGGATACGGCATGGCTGCTCCGATCCTGATCACGGGTTGCGCGAAGTCGGGCACCACGCTCCTGTTCCGCATGTTCAACGCCTTCGCGGGCGTGCGGCTGCTCTACGGACCCAAGGGGGAGTACGAAGTCCCCTTCGGACGGCTGACCGCCGTTGCCGACCGCAACCCCGGCCCCGTGTGGGTAGCGAAGCGCAAGGGCTGGACGATCTTTTCCGAAGCACTCCAGCAGGAGTCCCTGGACGAGCAGGCCGCGACCATGCGGGCGTCGGGGCTGCGGATCGTGAACATCGTCAGGGACGGGCGGGACGTCATCACGTCGGACCGCAACTACGTGCCGCCTGCGCGGTGGACCGCAACCATGAAGCAGCGGGACGCCTACCCCGACCTGATCACGGCGGAGGTCCGCTACGAACGCCTCGTTACCGAACCGGACGCCGTCCAAGAGGAGTTGGCCGCTGCCCTTGACCTGACGTCCCGTGTGGAGTTTTCCACCTACCCGGAGTTTCTCCCCCCCGCTGCGCGGCGAACCCCCCGGGGAGGCTCGCCCAAGCTCTACCGGCTCCGCCCGCTCGACACAGCGTCAATCGGCACTCGCCCGCGCCGTGGCGGCGGGGACGTCGCGTTCCGGTACGCGCTGCGGTGCGCCGGATACCTGTGACCCGATCTGGTACGCGGCTTCGATCCCCGGCAGCACGTCGGCGGGGCCGAAGCCGTTACCGGAGTTGATCCACTGGTAGACGACGGTGTGCGTGCCGGCGACGAAGTTGGGGTCGAGGTTGACCTCCGCCCCGTTGACCGTCATGCGCCGCTGCGCGACGTCGCCGTTGTCCAGATCCCGCGCGTCCGACGACAGGAACCACTCGACGTCCGCGCTTGCCAAGCGGAACGTGCCGCGCTTCCGGTGGGGCTCCGCGAGGAGCGTGTCCCACGACTCCAGGGGGCCGAAGCACCACGTCAACAGGTCGAGGAAATGGATCCCCAGGTTGAACAGGAGGCCCCCGGATCGGGAGGGGTCCCCCTTCCACGATTCGGCGTACCAGGGACCACGCCGGGTCACGTAGGACAGCGTCACCCGGGCACGGGACTGCGTGCCCGTGGAGCGCCACCGGGGCCGAAGATCGAGGATGCGGGGGAGGTGTCGAAGCTGCACCACGGTCCACGCCTGCCGACCGCTCTCCTGCTCCGCCCGCTGGATCGCCGCGATCCCGGTGGTCGTCAGGGCCAGGGGCTTCTCGCAGATGACGTCGCAGCCCACCTTGAGGGCGCTGACCGTGTGGACGACGTGCAGGTCGTTGGGGGAGCAGACCACCACCCGATCCACGTGCCCCAGGTCGCGCCGCGCGATGGCTCCGAACAACCGCTCGTCGCAGTCGGGGCCGGCGAAGAACGCCGCGTCGGGGAAGTGCTTGTCGAGGATGCCGACCGAATCGTGGGGGTCTGCCGCTGCGACGAGGGTGCCTCCGGTCGCGGCAATGGCGTCGAGGTGGCGAGGGGCGATGTAGCCCGCTGCGCCCAGGAGAGCGTAGGTGGGGTGGGGCATCAGTCCGGTTGTAACACGATGCCCCGGAAATCATGGATCGACACGCCCAGGGCACGGGAGGCGCGGCGTACGGAGCCGTGCTCCGCGAGGGCTTCCCGGGCTTCCCCGCCCGTGGGGAGAGGGGCCGCGCCGACTTCCTTCGCGCGCTTGCGATCCAAGCCCGCCTGGGTCCGCTCGCGCAAGGTCTGGTATCGAAGATCCGCCATCGCGTCAACGATGGCTACCATAGCGCGACCGCGTGGCGTTGTGGAATCGAACGACTCGCTGTAGCTGACGAGGCGCACGCCCCACTGGTCAAGCTCCCGCAGGACGTCGATCAGGTCATCGGGGGTCTGCGCGATGCGGTCGAGTCGCCAGATCAGGACGCAGTTGAACCGCCCGCTCCGCACCGCGTCGAGGAGCCGATCCCGCCCCGGCATCCCCAGGTCGCCCCGGAAGGCGTCCTCGTTGTCCCCCGGAGGGCCGTCCGCGAAGACTCCCGTCAGGTCCAGGCCCCAAGTCGCCGCCAGGGCGAGTAGCGGCTCCCGCTGGTACTCCGTGCCGCACTCACGCGCCTGCGCCCGCGTGGACACGCGCGTGTAGATCGCGGTGGACACGCGCTCCGATCCGTCCTCGCTCATGCAAACCTCGTTGTAGTATCGCTACGGTGTAGCTATACTATCAGCATGGTTGAACGAAGGAAGAATCGAGGCATCCCGCTGCGTGAAGACGAGTGGGAGCGGATCGCGGACGCCGCCCGCGTACAAGGAATCCCTGCCACCGTGTTCTTCCGGTCGGCGGGCCTCCGCGAAGCGGATACCATTCTGCGGAAGGCACGGCGGGAGAGCATGGATGGGTATTCCGTGGGACCGGATCGAGGCGTGGGTGAACCGGGCGAGGGGAGCACAGAGGGCGGCTGACGTCGTCGGCACCGCTGCGGACCTGATCGACATTCCCGGCACGGGCGCACTGATCGTCCGCGACTCCCTGACCCTGGTCCGCGAGGACGTCCCCGACGCGATGGCGCGTGGTCGCGCCCGGGTCGCGGGGCACGGACTCTCCCCCGCCCGCGAACACGACGGGCTCTACGACGACCCCTACGACGACGCCCCCGGCGCGCAGCCCTACGATCCGTACCGCGAGGAAGGCTGACCGTGGTAGCTTCCCCGCATGGCGAAGTCCCGATCCCCTCTCCTGTGGCCCCTACTCCTGGGTGCGGGCGCGATCGGCCTCCTGGCGTTCCCGAAGCGCGGTGAGACTGCGGTACAGCGCACCGACCGGCTCGTCGGCTTCCGGGTCCGGGGCGTCGTCCCCGGCGCGATCTATGAGATCGTGGAGGCCCCCGCCGACCCCCATGACGTCAAGCTCAAGATCATCGCGTACCCGCCCAAGCCGGGGACCGTGGGGAGCACCTTCCCTCTGCGCGCCACGATCCGGGCGCACGGCGTCGAGCACCCCACGGTGCGTCAGGTCAAGGATCTGTACATCGCACGCGGGACGGCTACGGTCCACGTCGTCTAGTCGGTCAGGTCCGCGATGACGCGGGAGCGGGGCGCGTCGGCCCCCATCTGGCGGCGGTGTTGGACGTAGCGGTCCACGGTGACGACCGACTTCCAGCCGCCCGCCTCCCTGATCTCCATCGCGCTCAGACCGCTCTCCGCCGCCGACGTGGCGAACCCGGATCGGAGGCTGTGCGCGCTGAACAGGTCCGGGTCGAGCCCCACGCGGTCGCACGCACGGCGAACCACCAACCGGACGGAGCCCGCAGAGAGGCCCCCCGCGCCCGTGCCGTGCTGCCGCCACAGCGCCGTTCCCCGGCCCCCCTCCGCGATGGACAGCGGGGTGTCCGACGCGGCCAGGGCATCGATGTAGTCGCCCAAGGCGTCCACGGGGCAGTACAGGCCCCCGGAGCGCCGGAAGTCGAGCCACACCGGCTCGTCGCCGGTCTTGCGGCGCTCCACCCGGAGGCGCACCCCTTCGGGCAGCAGGCGCACGTCACAGAGCCGCAGGGCGACCAACTCGCTGCGTCGGAACGCCCCGGCGAAGCCGACCAGCAGCAGCGCCCGATCCCGCATCCCCTGCACCCCCGGGGGGATGCCGGCGACCACCTTCCGCAGCAAGTCGGCGGTCAGCGCGGTCGCTCCCTGTTGGTGGGTGCCACGCTCCCGGCGCAGCCCGCGCCACGTCTGGTAGACGTACGGGTGCTCCGTGGGGGCGGCGAGGTTCCACGTGCGGTGCGCCCGCTTGATCGCGGACAGGTGCAGGGACAGCGAGGACACCGTGTAGGGCGACCCGTCCCGCTGCGTGGCGAGCCGCAGGTACGCCGCCAGCGTCACCGGGGTGCAGGGCAGGGGAGTCGCCCCCCGACGCTCGCACCAGTCCGTGAAGGACCGCCACGCCGCCGTGTACGCCCGCTTGGTGTTGTCGGCGTCGGCTTGCGCCATCGTCGCCTTGATCGCCTCGACCTCGTCCTCCGTCAGATCCGGGTCACGGGCGACGGTCGCCGGGACGCCCAAGGGACCGCGAACCGGGAGCCCTTCCCGCTCCACCGGGAATGGATCCTTGACAAGCTCTTGACGATTTGGTCCGTCGTCGGTCACGGACCCTCCCGCACGTCCGACTGGCTCAAGGCCGCGATGAATTCCTCGTCCGTCATGTGCCGTCCCGGCCCCTCCTGCGCGGCGCTCTCCCACGCGGCCAAGGCGCTGTCCCCGTCGCTCAGGTGCTCCACCAGGGTGACGGAGCGGTCCCGCCCGTTGATGTGTCGCAGCTTCCCGCACGCTGCGCAAGGCGCGAACGTCCAGTTGGGGACGTAGCCGTCGCAGTCGTTGTCAGGATCAGCCCCGGCAGGCGGGGTCGCCGGGGGGCGCGGGGCCGTCCCCGATCCCGACCTCGATCTTCCCGCACCGCTTGCAGCGTCGGCGGGGCAGCGAGTACTCCCTGCTCGCGGCGTCCAGGCCCCGCGACGGGACCGGGAGGGTCGCCCACGGTTGCCAATCGTGCGTCGGCAGGGTCGGCAAGGAGCCGCCCTGAGCCGGGGTGAGGGTCTGTCGATCCACGATCATGTCGTTGTCTCCTTGGGGGTGTCCCACGGTCCGCGGAATGAGGTACGTCGTCACGATCTTGTGCTGCTTCCGGTACGCCCGGAGGTGCAAGAGCGTCGGTCATGTCACCAGCTCCCCGGTCGTCCAGTCGATCACGGTCCAGCCCGCGACGGGCGAGCCGGCCTCACGTTCCCACGGTGGGCACAAGGCGGCGCTGTCGTCCCACAGCACCGGCTTGACGGCATCACGCACGAAGGCGACGAGCCGGGTCACGACGTCGTCGGGGACCGGGGTCCCGTCGAGGATCGCGTTCGCCAGCGCGTTGCGGACGTAGCCGAAGTGCGTCGGCTCCGCGTCGGGGAGCCGGGAGGGGTGGGGCGTCGAGCGGAGGGTGTCGCCCCCCGGCGACGTCGCTCCGTCGAGGTAGTGCCACTTGTTGAGGCACAGCGCCTCGCGCCGGTCGAGGTCCACGATGTAGTAGACGGTCCCCATCAGTCCTCCAGCAACTCGTTTGACACCTCGGCGCGCAAGTCGTCCAGGGTGCCGTCGTTGATCAGGACCACGTTGGCCTCGATGCCGTCCTGCTCCGTTTCGGAGGCGTGGGAGCGCCACGCGGCGTCGAAGACCTTGCGGGCCATCTTCGGGGGGACGTTGACCATCGTGAGCGCCTTGAACGTGTCGGGGCGCTCCACCCGCCAGATGACACCCCCGGCCTCGCGGATCGCAGCGGCCTCGTTGGGGAAGCGGCAGTCGGTGATGACGACGCCCCGGATCAGGGGGAGCGGATCGACGCCGGGTGGGCGAGGCGACGGGTCGCGCGAGAGGTAGCTCCCGTCGAGGTTCACCCGGCCCCCAAAGGACACCTCGCAGCGGAGGCGTGCGAGGAAGGGCTCCGACCCCACGGCAAGCGGGGCCGTCCCCCGCGCCACCCGGAGGACCCCCTGCGCGCGGCGCACGCCCAGGCGAGCCCACACGTCGGGGTCCAGGGCACGGCCCCATTCCTCAAGACGTTGGAGCGCGAGTTGGGCGGTCACGGGCCGCTTGGCCGGTTCGACGGCCTCGCAGCGTGGACAGGTGAATCCACCTTCGCCGTGATCGGGGTGCTCCCCGATCCAGTTGCAGTAACCACAAGTCCAGACGGCACAGCCAGCAACCTCGACTTCGCGCACGAACGCCTCACGCGGGTCCGCGAACGCCAGGGAGGCGAACCCTTGCTCGCGCAGGAAGCGGGCCACCGTGGTCCTACCGCTCCCGGCCTTGCCGGTCAGACCGATGATCATGGCAGGGGCTCCCCCCGGTAGATGATGGTCCCGTCGTCGGCCCGCTTGCACAGGTCGTTCTCGTCGGGGTGGACGGCGAACAGGCGGGCGTTTACGACGTGCGACTCTGGTACGAAGCCCTCGCTTCCGTCAGGGAGCGCCAGGATGATCCCGTCGCGCGTGGCGGCGATCCCGCGCGTGGCGGCGAGGGTGTACTCGACCACGGTCTTGCGGTCGGGCAGGACGTAGTACGCCATCATCGGACTCATGTCTAGCTCCCGTGTTCGTCGGGGAAGGTCAGCAGGGCGTGGACGGAGTACAGCCGCCCGTTCACGTTCACCATGACGCGGGCGCTGTTGGTCGGGTCGGGGCCGTGGATGACACCCGCGCCCTTGTCGCAGACCACGCGGGTCCCGCGCTTGGGGCGCGTGTCCTTCGCGGCCTCGCGCTCCCGGGCGCGGGTGGCGGCGTCTCGGAGGGCGGCGTGCCAGTCCTTGCCGGTCATCGGTTACCTCCCAGGTCCTCGTGCCAGCAATGGCAGGTCCCCGAGTCCAACGCGCCGCACTTGCGGCAGTAGGGGACCTCGTGGCGCTCCGCGTTGCAGAGGTGGCAGTCGTCGGGGTTGTGCGTTCCCTCCATCTCGGAGGCCGCGTGTCGAACCGCGTCGGCCTGGGCCGGGGCACAGCCGTGGACGCTGACCATCCGGTCGGCGTAGTCCCGCAGCTCCTGGACCTCGGCACCACGGTAGCGCGGGTCGGACTTCTCCTTGTCGATGCAGTCCGAGCACGCCTTCACGCCCGGGTCGAGCAGGAGGTATCCGTAGGAGGCCAGCGGCCCCTCTCCGCAGGAGCCGCAGTTCACCGGAGCCTCCGCGCAATCGGAGCCCAGGGGGAGAGGCGGCTCATGGCTTCCTCACGGGCGGCAGCGCCACGATGGGGGTGTTCGACCACGACGGGTCGGAGGGGGCCGGGAACCGGCAGGACGGGGGGACCGCCTGGGGCGACGGCAGCAAGTGCTGGCACGACTCCAGCGTGACGATGCACGCCTCGACGGCGGCAGCGGCCCCCGCAGGCATCGGGTGGTTGCGGGCGTCCCGCAGGGCGGCGAGCGCATCCTCGATGCGGTAGCCGGCGACGAAGTCGTTGGGGTTGCTCATGGTCATGGTGTCTCCGGTTGGTAGTCCATCAGCGTCGATGGGGGAGGCACCCCCCCGGTTCCACACCACCGACTGAACGGCTGGGCTGGTGGAGCGTCCTGCTCAATGCAAGGCGGATAGCTCCCCAGGAGCAGGGGGGTGACCCCCCATCGACATAGCTATGATAATCCCCCCATCGATCCTGACAACCACTTTCTCACGATAATGATAAAGAATCGTTAATCCCTGGAAGGGAGGATCGGGATTCGATGTACTGCGCCCTTGACGACCCGATCCACCACCGGCACACTCCTGGGGGCCGTGGCAGTCGGGTAGGGCTTGCGCTGTTCAACGAGTACGGGCCAAACCTGCTCTACCCGCCGCCCCGGCCCCCTATAGAGGTACACGCGCATGAGCAACAGCAAGGGCACTCCGTTCACGATCCACCTCAACAGCCGCCAGCGGGCGCTGCTTCGGAAGGTGGCCGACGTGCGGGGGACGTCGATGGCGGCGGTCCTACACGCGGCGCTCACCGACTACCTCGCCGCGCTCCCCACCGACCCCGCCTGGATCAACGCGATCGAAGCGCATGAAGCCGACCGGCGCAGCGTCGCGGCCCTCCTGGGCTTGAAGGAAGCCGCCGCCGACGCCCCTGCCCCGATCCCGCCCGACGAGTCCGACGCACCCGCACAGCCCGATTGGAACCTGACGTGAGACGACACCAACGACGCTTCTTCATCGACCCCCGCCCGACCCTGGAGGCGCAGGACTTGTGCCTGGAGCCGTCCGCGATCGTGGGGCTGGCGCTGCTGGAGATCATCCCCGCCGATCTCCCCTCCGACCACCCCCTGCGCGACTTCCGGGTGGCGCTGCTCGATCAGATCGAGGAAGCCAAGGCCGACGTCGCCGTGGATCAGGCGGAGTGGGACAAGGGGCAACGCCGCGTGGACGCGACCCGGAGGGGCGAGGAAGCCTACGACTTCCTGCTCGCGGTGTACTCAGGCGAGAAGACCGCGACCCCGGAGCAGATCGCAGCCGCAGCGGCCCTCGCACGCGCGCGCTGATGCGGCGGAAGCGGTGCCCCACGCTCCGGTGGATCTTGCAGCGGCAATGGCTGCGGCAGGCCCCGTCTGCTTCGGGCTCACGCCTCGCCGGGTACTACCGGATCTGCCCGGGGTGCGGCAACACCTACGGGCGCGGCACCAACCCGTCCGGGCTGGCGACCCACGGCCCCTGCGACGGCTTCTACGGCAGCGTGGATCGGTACGACCGGCAGCGCCAACGGGGCTGGCCGACGTTCCCACTTCGTCCCGCCCCGACACGGGCGGAGGTGCGGCGACTCCAGGCCGCGCAGATGGACCGGCTCAAGCACACGGCATGATCCGGTCTGTGCGGCCCTCCGACGCGGTGATATAACGCGAACGTGACCACGCCCGACACCTACGACGACGGCTACCGGCAGGGCTAGTGCTCCACCCGGACAGTCAGGCCCAGGAGGTCCATGACGTCCTCCTGTGACCCCTCGACCGCGATCTGGCCTCCGGGGAGGTACAGCATCGTCCCGCTGGCGAGGGTCTGTTCGACTACCTGCTGCGGGTTCAACGGGTGGGGGGACCGCTTCTGGAGGTTCGCCGGGGTCACGGCGTTTACCGCTTCGGGGTCCACGTAGGCCCAGGACTCAGGCGCACCGGGGGGCTGCAACTGCTTGATCTTGAGCATCATGGCGTAACCGGCGCAGCGAGCCCCGCCAGGCCCTTCGCTGCCATCGCCGCCACGATCTCGTCGCGGTGGGCGTGGGTCCACGATGCTTCGACCAGCGCGTTCCGGGCGTCCCCGTCGAGCGCGTTCCACATCGGCATCGAATCGTGCAGGCGCGCGTTGAGCGCGCTGCTGTCCTCGCCGCTTTCGGCGTTGGGTTGCCAGTAGGACACGAATTCCTTGTCGTCCCACCGGAGCACGGCGACGGTGACGAGGGAGGGCGCTGCCTCCGGTTGCGTTTGGACGTGCGCCACGCCGATCTTGACGGCTTCGGGGGGGTAGCCCATCGAGCAGTACAACTGGAAGGCGACCATCGCCTCCACGATGGGGTCGGGATCAGTGAGTGACGTGGTCAGCGTGTCGGTCATCGGTGCCGCCCTCCGTGGGCCAGAAGTTGAAGTCGGTCCAGCCCTCGCAGGCCGGGGGGTTGGCGATCACGGGGAGCAGCAGCATCCCCGCGTCCCACTGGTTGAACGCTTCGCGGAGGTCCGCGACGGTGGCGTCATCGAAGCCCCGGTCATCGAGCACCAGCACGGAGAGGCCCGTGTCGGCGCGGCGCTCCGCGACGGCTCCCGCCAAGGCGAGCACCAGCGCGGCGATCTCCCCTTCGGAGGGGTCGCCTTCGGCACCGTCCCGATCCACGCCCAGGACCACCTTCGGGCGCAGCTTGATCACCGGCTTGCCGAAGCGCGTCGGGAAGCGGGCCTTGGCCCCTGCCGTCAAGGTCTTGACGGCGCTGGCGATCAGCTTGGCCCGCGCGTGCTCCACGGCGTTCGCAGCGGCGGTGAGCGCGTCGGCGCGGGCGCGGTGCGCCTCCGCCTGAGCCATCGCCATCTTCGGCCCCTGCGCGCCCACACGCGCGGCCCGGAGGTCGTCCAGCACCGCTTCGGCTTTCGCCAGGGACGCCGCCCAGGTCATCGTCGGGTCCTCCCAGGTGCCCGCACGCACGGCGGCGAAGTCGTCGGCGGGCATCGAGGCGCGGAGCCCCTGTGCCCGCCCCTGGAACCCGGTCATCGCGATCTTGAGGCGTTCCCGTTCGTGCGCGTCGGCGCTCTGCGCCTTCATCGAGAGCAGGAGCCCCTGCATCCCCGTGGCGCGGGATCGGAGGGCTTCGGGGCTGGACGCCCCGCCGCAGCACGGGCAGCGGTTCAGCCCCAGGGCGGCAGCGTCCTCCGCGACCGCCATCGTGTCCTCGACCAGCTTCCGCTTCTTCCCCTCGTTGGGCTCGCCGGGGGGCAGCTTCGCCAGGGCAGCGGTCGCCGCGCGCATGTCGTCCGCGAGGCCCCGCAGGGCGGTCGCGTTGCGCTGGCGCTCCCGCGCCTTCCACAGCCCCTCGCGGAGCGTGTCGCGCTTGGTGGTCGCGGCTTCCAACTCGCCGTCCGTCACGATGCGGACGTCATGGGCGATCTCCTCGACCACGGAGTCGGTGACCGACGCCTCCTTGTTCGCGGCGCGCGCGTCGGCGCGGAGGGAGTCCACCAGGGTCGCCCCCGTGTCCGCGTTGAGCGCGGCAGCTTCCAGGGTCGCCCGCGTGAGCGCGTCGAGCTTCACCGTCCCCTCGTCGCAGAGGTCGCACCCGATCCCCTTGCAGGGGGCGCAGGGCCGACCGTCGAGCGCAGACGCGAGGATCGCGGCGAGGGGAATGTCGAGCACGCCGTCGAGCCATCGCTCCGCCGTCGCCGGGGCACCGAACAGGTTGTCGCGGACCTCGCCCGCGACGAGCGCGGTGGCGATGGCGAGCGACTTCTTGGGGACTTCGATCCCGTCCACGTTCCAGTCGATCGCGCCGTTGGACCGCTTCTGCCGGCGCAGGATGACGCGCCCGTCCGACAGCGTCACCTCCGCGAACAACGTCTTCGCCTTCTTCGGCTTCGCGCGCCAGATCGTGCGCGCCTCCTTGACGACGGCGCGGCCCGCGAACCCACGAACCTCGCCGGTCAGTGCCCACAGCAGCGCGTGGACGACCGCCGACTTCCCCGATCCGTTGGGGCCGAACAACGCCGTCCGCTGCCCCAGGTCGAAGGTGCGCCCGTCAGGGAACCCGTCCTGCTTGAAGTTGGTGGTGAGGCGCACTACGTGCAGCGCCATCGAGCCGTGTCCGTTGTCCATCAAGTACCTCCGCGTGCGTGCAGGGAGGGTCTACCCCGCCTGCTTGCGGAATGTCAAGGGGGGCCGTGCGGTCCCTTGCCCCGGCGCTCACCTCGCCGCAGGAGCAGGTACACCCCGGACACGATGACGACGCCCATGTAGGCACCGACGAGCACGCGCAGCCACGGGTGCTCCGACGTCCACATGGCGACCATGACCACGATGACCAAGGCGAGGGCGAGGACCGTGGACGGTACGTCCTTCATCGGCTCAGGCGGCGGGGGGTGCGTCCTCGACGCCTTCGACGGGAGCGGCCCCTTCTGCGGGGACCGGCTCCAGCGGCACGCCCCGGTCATGCGCGAGGCGTTCCAGGGCGGCGAGGGCCGCACGTGGGGGCGCGGCGATGCCCCGGAGCCAGCGGTAGACGGTCCACTCGTTCTTGACGCAGCGGTGGGCGACGAGCGTGATCGCCTTCCTCAAGGAGTCCGACTCGGCGTAGTCCGCTTGCGCGGATCGGAGCAACGCTTCGACCAGCTTGGCCTCGCGGGTGTCGCCCACGCGGACGTTGTCCAGGGACGAGAGGACGGGGGGTCGATCGGTACTCATGGACACACCCTTCCAGGCAGCTTGCTGAATGTCAAGTGCAGCGGCCGCCCCCCCGCCCGCGTGCAGCGGCCCCCCCGCATCGCGCTACTTCCGCAGGATCAGCGTGGCGAGCGGGCGGCACATGGAGCGCACGAGTCGAGTAGTGACCTCTTGTTCCCGATGTAGGTCAGGATCTGGTCTGACAAGTACGACGGTGACTCAGCCCGCTCTTCCGGGGCTCCGAACATCGCCAACTGAGACGCTGATTCGGTGGAACTCGACTGTGGGCGGCGCGGGCGGTGCCCCCCGGCGCAGGGTGGGCTTGGACTTCTTGGAGGCGGGCTTCTTATCGGGTCTTCTCCTTCTTGTTGTTGCGGCAGGGACCGCAGCGAGGCTGTCGGCGCACCCACACCTTGAAGGACCCGTCCACGCGGGTCCGCTTGCACTTCCGCATCCCGTGGACGCCCACGGTGCCACAGCGGGAGCAGGGCCAGCCCTTCTCCAACGTGGCGGCGAGCCGGTTCAGCTTGGCGAGCCGGGAGGTCGCCGCCGTTGTGATCAGCTTGCGCTTGTCCCGATCCAGCAGGGTGCGGACCTCGTCGGGATCGGTCATCTGGTAGACCGCGTTGCGCGCGGCGACCCCCTTGAGGGCGAGGACTTCGGTGGCGGTGACGGTGACGGGCATCAGGCGACTTCCTTCCAGTTGTTGCGCGTGATCCGGGCCGTAGCGGTGAACCGCATGGACCCGTAGAAGGCGGGATGGGTCTGCGTCATGCAGTCTTCAACGAGGCGGCGCACTTCTTCGGCGCGGTGCTCCGGGGCCTCGACCAGCAGGGAGTCATGGCCCTGTTGGATCGGGCCGGTCCCCGGCCCTTCAAACTCGCAGCCGACCCCCGCGTCCACCAAGTCGATGCACGCGAAATTCATCAGGGCTGCGGCGGCGGGCTGGATCTTGAAGTTGATGACGTCGCAGAAGCCGCCGTCCTTGTCGAGCCCATCCTCAAAGAAGCGGCGTCGGCCCATCAGCGGTTCGTAGTTGAACCCGTGCTCTTGGAAGAAGTCGGTTTCCCTCTCCCACCACAGCGCCATTTCGGGGCACGCCTCGCTGAACCGCTCCCCCATTTCCTCGACTTCGCGCAGGGTGAGGTCGCGGTTCGTGAACACCGTCCCCGACACGCACGTGCCGCACCCCGCGCCCTTGCACAGCGGGCAGTCGGCCTCGACTTCGCGGAGCAGCTTCCAGACCGTTTCGTGCCCCGCGCCGTACTGCCGCCCGTAGTACCAGTTCTTGTTCAGCGACCTGTACTCGTCAAAGCGGCCCCCGATCCCGCCTGCCGGCCAACGCCCCTGCGGGTCGGCGGGCCACTCCTTGCGGAAGTACAGATCCGGGTGAGGGGGCGCTCCCGGCATCCTCCAGATCATGTCACCGCCCGTCAGGTGCATCGTCGTCTGGTGTGCGTCCAGGCCCGCGTCGTACGCGCGCAGGTAGTGCTTGATCCCCGCCGTGGCGGCTCCCAGGCGACCCTCCAGTTGGTCGTAGTCCGCGCCGATCAGGACGTTGCCCGGAGAGGGGATGACGAGGGTGCGGAGGATCTTCTCCCAATTCTGGACGTTCATCGGCTGCGACGAGGACAGCCGCCCGGACGTCGTCCCATGCGCCGACCACGACACCCGGAGGCGTCCGTCGTCGTCCACGCAGCCCTTCTCCGGGTCCACGGAGCGGCGGCGCAGCGGGATGACGAACGAGGTCAGCCGCTTGTGCAGCGACCGGAAGTTGCGGAGCGCCCACAGGAAGCGGGCGGCATCGCCTGGAGTCCGCGAGTCCATGAGGTGCTCGCGGATCGAACCGTCGCCCGTCGAAGGTTCGCCCGTGTCGGTGTACGACTTCGGCTCCAGACGGAAGCCGTGCGAACCGTACAGCACCTTGCGAACCTGCGGGTAGGACGCGGGGTTGATCGCGTTGATCCGTGAGGGGAGCGTGGCTGCGATGGCGGCGCGGGCGTCGGCCACCTTCGCGGACAGATCCTTCTCCATGACGTACTGCGCGTCGGGGTCGATCCGCAGCCCCACGCGGCCCAGGCCCGCGCAGAAGGACTGGATCTTGTGGTCGGCTTGCGGGAGCGTCAGCGACGGACGCGCGGGGCACGGCTGGTCCTGCTGCCGACGTCGTACTTGCTGCACAATCGGCGGCACGATACGTGCCGTGACCATCACATCCTTCGCGTTGTAGGCCCACAACTCGTCGTCGCTGCGCGCGTCCGTCGCCAGCTTGTTCCCCTCGTTGTCCATCTTCCACGCGGTGACGTCGGTGTAGATGGTGCCGACGACGCCCAGGGACTTCGGCAACTCGCTGTGTGCGAGGCGGAACAGCATGATCGTGTCCATCAGCGGAGCCGGGGTCACGCCCAGGTCTTCCTCGACCACCAGCCGGTCGTACCAGCCGGCGTTGTGCCCGCACCACAGCCGCCCGTCCGTGAACGCCGACGCGATCATCAGACGCACGTCCCGTTGGTCGGCGGGGCTGTAGACGGGCTCCCCGGTTTCGATGGATCGGAAGGGCACCACCACCACGATCTCCCCCGGGGGGAACGCGGGGTTGTCGTCGGGGCCGGGGATCCACTCGGCCAACTCGTCGTCGGTGATCTTGCGCCCGATCGCCACGCAGTTGATCCGGGCGTGCAGCGGGCCGGGGACCATCGGTGTCTCGACGTCGTACGTCCACAGGGGCGCGGGGACGTCGAGGAACGCTTGCAGCTTCGCCGGGGTCGGGACGTACAGGATCGGGGCGTCCGACCACTCCAGCCGGTCCGCGAAGAACCGCTCCGCGCGCCTCAGATCCGCCTTGTAGACCAACTGCCAGCGGCGGGCACGGGCGACGAACGCGGGATGCACGGTCGGGAGGACCCGGGCGGTTCCCTTGTACGCGGGGCCTCCCCGGATCGAGAGGATGCTGTGCGCGCCCCCCAGGACGGCGTTCGCCGCCGTCGCGCCCATCGCGATGACGTTGTCCGACCGCTTGAGCCAGCGATCCAGCCGGGGGCGACAGTGGACGGACGGGTGCTTCTCATGGTCGGGGGACTTGCCCGCCGCCTTGTCCTTCTTGAGCCGAATCTCGATCAGTCGGTAGTCGTCCTTGCCGTGGCGGTTCAGCAAGGCGCGGCAGGCGATGACGTTGTCCACGTCGTACCGCTTGCGGTTCATCCTCGCGGCCTTGAGGGCGAGGTTCAACTCCGCCCCGGAGGGGCCGACGAAGGGGGCTCCCTTCTCGACCTCGCGCTTGCCGGGGGCTTCTCCCAGGAGGATGCCGTCAGGCCGACCGGACGCCTCTACAGCAGGGACAGGCGTCCACTCCGATCCGCGCCACCGTCGCATCGGACAGTGGTCGCAGTCGGCTCCGTCGCGGCGCGGGTCGTACGTCATGGGAGCGTCAGTGCCAGCCGGAAGGCACCCCCCGCGAGTCGGGGGGGGTGAGAACGCGGGGGGAGCCTTCACTGGCTCGCGCGGGAAAGGACGTGTCCGCGCGAGAGGGACCGGCGTTGGCTAGCCGGGGATGCCGTCGAACAGGCCGTCGAAGCCGCTCTGCGACGGGACCTGGGGGGTCGGCGTGGTCGTCCCGTTGGACGGCGTGGTCGTCGGGGTCGCGCCCGCCTCCGTGAAGCCGCCGTAGGGGTTCCACTCGCCCTTGAGCGCCGCCGCCGCCTCGTTGGGGAGGCACGGGACGAGGTCGCGGCCCTGCCGGGTCTGCCCCTTGTCGTTGATGTACTCGCCGTCGTCCTTGACGAAGCCCACCAGGGTCTTGCCGGGGAGCATCGTCGGCATGGTGCGGATATCCGCCGCCTTGATCACGTCCTGCGGAGCGCCGATGCCCTGGAGCAGACGGAGCATCATCATCTTCTTGAAGCCGTCCTTGTTCGGGTCGCCGGTCGGCCAGTTGAAGCGCGCGCGGAAGCCCTTGCCCTTGTGCGGGCCGTCGCTGACCTGCACGGGGACGACGACGCGGGGCGTGCCGTTGGCGTTCTGCTTGATCTCGACGGGGGTGCCGATGATCAGGTTGAACGCCTCGTTGACGGGGGGACCGCCGCCACCGACGTCGGTCGAAGCGTCGGAGAGGTCCACGACGTAGGGGTTGTTCTCAGCCATAGCGAATTTTCT